AGTTACCGATTTCTCCTGCCCAAATGCGGTCTTGTGAAGAACCGTATTGGTTAGGTAGTAACCAGCCTTGTCCTGAAGAGGACTCAGCACGTAGGTCATGTGATACTTCTGGGTGGATACCAGCCCAGTATAGTGAGCCTTTGCGGCCAATAGCCTTATTAGCACGTAACTTAGCGACAGCCCTACGGATGTCTGCTGAGTCAAGTGTTGATGCGGCTGCAACTGTTGCTGTTGATGTTGCTGAACCACCGAAAATCTTATTGGTTCCGCCACGCAATGTTGTCATTGCTACGTCATCAATAGAATCTGCTAGGTTGAAAGCAATAATGTTAGCGATTGCTGGGTCTACATCAGCAAGGCTGAATAGTTCCAACGCACGTGTTACCAACACTGAGTTACCATACTCGGCAAGAGTAATAGAAACTTGAGTTGGTGTAGATAGTGCTACTGCATCTGGGTCAGTTGTTTCTGTCAGAGCAGTAGTATTTTTTTCCAAGTCAACGTACTTCTGTAGAACTACGGTTGAACCTGGGATTGATTGACGGGCAGGTGTTTTATCTGCGACTGAACGAATTAGTGGTTCAGAACGGAGAGCAAACTCCAATAAGCGGTCATATGCTTGTTGGACAAGACCTGCACTACCAGAGGTTCCTCCAAGTGTGGACGAACCTGTACCTGTATAGGCATTAGCCATTTGTCACCTCCAAGGTGATTAAGAATTACTATGGATTAAATATCAATTTGCACGAAGGATAGAAAGAATTTCTTCTGCAGATTGTGCATTAGATATCTTCGTTTCTAAATCATCCGTACGTTCAGGGGTTAATGAATTTTGAGTAACAATGTCTTGCTGCCTTAAGGCTGCTCGATTATTTTGTTCTTCAGGATTCACAGGCTCCGCAGTTTTTAATCCAAACAAATCAGCATTCTCGTCAAGCCAGGTATTAACTGACTCTTCATTAATGTCTTCTAAGTCTTTCATAATTAAGCGTTGTGCCTTTAGATTAACGCCCTTCTTTTCTAGGACTTCNTTGACGACTCTCTCACGCTGCACCTTGGACAATCCCTCAAGTTGCTCAGTCAGTTCCTTGATACGTTTCTCATCTGCACGTTTGGCTTTTCTTAGTCTTTTAACTAAGTCATCGCCTTGCAGATTTGCATCGTTATCTTGGTCTTCGTCTTCTTCTTCCCAGTAGTTGTTGCTCATAGCAACCCACCCTTCTATTCGTTGTTTAGTCGCAAGCCACAAGTCAATTCGGGGAAATTGGTTGGCTCTTGCTACCAGACTTATACACCCCACGGGGCTGGTCTATCCGTGTGGGGAATCTATTTAGAACTGACCTGCTGAGGAACCTTTACGNANGTATGTAGTTGATAGTCCTGCTGCACCTACTCCAGATGAACCCTTAAAAGATGCTATTTCTTTTTCTGCTAATTGCGTACGCTTGCGCTGAGCAGATGCAAGTCCTTTAAATACTTCTTCTTCTGCAACCTGTTGATTATAATTAATCTTATCTTCTTTATAACCTTTAAATACTTCTTCTTCTGCAACCTGTTGGTTATAATTAATCTTATCTTCTTTATAAATCTGTGATAATTTTGTAGCAGTAGGAAGTACCTCTGAGATAGTAGAGTATCCTTTACGTGCTGTTGCTAGGTCTACGCCAAATTTTGCCAATGATTCTGCGCTAGTCATATTAGTTGTAAGTCCACCCTGTGCAAGGGCTGCGCTACCAATCTCTGCTGCAGTTACTTTTTCTTGTAATCTGGGTAGATTTTCTTTTGGACTTAAAAAGTAACTTACTAATTCTGTATCTGTAATCTTATAAAAGTCACGTAGAGTACTCTTAACTAATGGGTCTGCATTCTCAACACGGGTAACTACAGTAGATACCCTATCTTTAAACTCAACAGCAGATATATCTCCACCAATAATGTTAGCCATTGAAGCCTGGCGTGTTTTTTTATCTGTACCTAATAAGGTTTGTTGCCCATATGCACGAAGTGTTTCTGAATAACTATCCTCAAGGGCTAGATATTCTCCCTCACTTAACGCATTAAGACCAGCAGTAGTTCTTGCTGTGTTTCCAGCAAAACGTGTTTGATATGTTTTGTTTTGACGCAATTCAATAATTGCTTCATTAGATGTTAATCCTTGTTTCATATATCCAGCAATAACTGAAGACAACTCTTCTAATCCATATAAAGCAAAAGTTGAAGTAAGTAATGCAAAAGCATCTCTAGTATCTTTATCATCTTTTTGTTTTTGAAGTGCAGCAAGTCTTTCTGCTTCTAACTCTTCTGCAGTTTTAGCCTTTTTACCACCAAAAGTTTCAATAGTTGCAGTTGGTGTTCCGCCTGCACCCATAACAACCGTAGTATATTGAGCAAGTTTTGCCTCTGGCGACATTGGCGTTGATGGTACAACATCACCTTGTCGATTAAGTACATTGCCATATTCGTCTCTGTCTGGTCTGGCCATTAGCCTACCAATCCAAACATTCTAAGAATATCGTTAGCGTATCCTGCTGCTTCATCTCTAGCATTTTTAGTCTTGCCCCATTCTGGTTTGTTACGAAGTAATTTTTCAAACTCTGTAGTAGACATAACTCCAGGCTTACCATTGTTTCTTAATGCTACTTGAATATCTTTATCAAATGCATCTAAAGATTCTGATGGTACTTCTAAAACTTGAGACTTTGTATTAGCAAACTGAGTTGCTAGATTTTTAATACTGATTCCATTGTCAATAGAATCACCTAAATTTGTATAGAAACTCTTAGCCATATTGCGAATCTTTTGTTGTTGCTGGTTTAATTTACCAGTAGATAAACTACCACCTGTTGTAAGCCCACCTAGTACATCATCAAGTGCTTCCTGTGTACTTAACTTAATACCATAACTAGAAGCATAACTCTTCAAGGATGAAATGCTTTGGGCTATAGAACCTGTGCCAGAAGCAATGGCTTCTAATGGAGTACCACGAACTGATGGCTTAATAGTGTCTGCCATTATGCGTGAGTAATCTTCTTCATTTAATAAAGAGCCAGACTCAACTGTTTTCCCGCCAACGGTTCTTTGTTTAACAACAGCCTTCTTCATTTCTGCACTTACGCTATCAAAGAAAGTTTTTTTCTCGGCAGGTGTGGCTTCACGTCCAAGCATATCTACTGTAAATGCATCAATTAATTGATTAGCATCTTGCTTGGTTATCTCTTGCCCACGTTGTGTTGGCCCACCACCGCCATAACTAACCTGAGAATTAAGCCACTTATCAAAGGTAGTTAACTCACCAGTTGCATTAGGATTAAATAAAAGTGCTTCTGCAATTTCTTTACTTTGATTATTAGAAGCATCTAATATAGCATCGCTAAGTCCAGCATCTGATTTTGTATTATAATCTTTTTCTGTTAAGTAACCTTTGCGATATAAACTAGTACGCAATGCTTCTATATTACCGCCAGCATCTTTTTTAACTTGACGAATAATTTGATTATAATCAGCAATACTAAAGTTTTTACCATCAGGTGTTACATATAGGAATCGTTGATAAGCAGCAGTTCCGTCTTGACCAACAACGGTGATAATACGTTTAGTACCAGTTCTATCAAAACCAATTTCTAGTTGCTCTTCGGCACCTTCAGAAAAATAATTTTTAATTGTAGTTGCATTGGATGACCCAGGAGCACCATAAAGATTTAATGTTTCAGCCAATTTATCTATCCTCAATTCCTGCTATAGTTGATTCTCTAGAATAGTAGTTAAGCAATCCAGTAAATATAATTCTATTTGCTTCTTTTACTTCTGGACTTACTTGACTAAGTTCTTTCAATATATTAACAACTTGTTCTTTTCTTGTTGATTTTAAATTACTAAATCAAAACGTTTAGAAAGTGATTCATCTTCTGCAAGAGTTAAAAAGTCTGAAACCTGACGAACCGCAAGATTCATTGATGACCTTGTTTTCTTATCAATGGGAGAATTAGGGTCTGCAACTGCATCCGCAAGGGTTTTAAACATTTTCTTTAAATCTCCACGATTGGTTCCCTTACCACTAATCTCAGCATCAAGATATGGATTAGATACTAAAAGGGCGGTACGTTCCTGTGAAGCCTTATCAATTAATTGTCGTCTATCTCCATAAACTGATTTTCTTTTTAGGGCTTCATTTAATGTATCTTCAATAGCAAAGTATCTTTGTTTATCCTCTGCTACCTGTACATCATTTAAGTAATCTTCAAACTCTGGAATATCTATTAAGCCCTCAGATTGCATCCAAGTATATATATCTGGATTGTACTCTCCAGACTTTGGTGCAAATAGATAACCTATTTCTTTATAGGTATCAATAAACTTCTTATTTTTAATAGACCAATTTTTTACTTCACTGGTAGTGGCAATAAGAACTTTAAATTCTTTAGTATTGCGTGGTACCAAATATATTACTTTGCCTGGATTCTTACCAACCCATGTAGCAACGGCTAAGTCAAATACATCTATGTCTTCATTTTCAGTGTTACGCTCTAACGCATTGTATACATCCCAAAAAGATGATTTCCAAGTAGAGATACCAGTCTTCTTTAAGAATGCTGGTAATCCTTTAGAGTCACGTAATGTTGGTTGACCTGGAGATATTTGTCCAAGCATATTACGTGCAACAACAATGCTATTTGTTGAAATCTTAAGTTTAGAAAGATACTTTGCACGCTCTTCTGTAGTTGCATCTTCGGACAATCCATTACCAAATGCTTGTGCGTGAGCAATTGCCTGCAACATTGCAGTTCCTTTTTGTCTATCTAATTCGGTAGGCAAAAGACTTGAAAATATACTGTCAGCAAACATAGGTAACAAAGCACTTCGCAATGTCATTCTATCGCCAAATTGGCCAAGTGCTATTGAATCAAATGTTTCAGCAATTTTAGTAGTTGATGGTTGTATTTCATCTTTAATTACACTTGGAACAAGTGGCAACTCTCTTAGAAGTGCTCTACTAACTACGACAGCAACAGATGCTAATGGTCCAGCCAAGGCTGGTTGTCCTGCATCGGGTGAGAATGATGGGTTTATTAATCTTAACTTAAGAGTAAACTCATTAAATGATGGAACCTGTAATGTTTGATTACCAGTGAGTTGGCGAAGTACTGGCTCTATTGCACCATTGATAATTGAATCTGTAGGGAAGATAATAAACTTATCACCCTTCTCATCTTCATAAATATCTCCAGATGCCTCAAGGCCTGTATGTAGTAGACGAGTGCGGTATAAAGCACGTAAAGGTTTCTTTGTATATAAGCGCCAGATTCTACGATAAAAATCTTCAGTTGCTCTATAAAATCTACCTACTGACCTAATAGAAATAGCAAAGTTGCTTCTAATAGATGGGTTATCTACAAACTCTAAGAGTTCATCAGTAGCACGATTAATGGCTAGATTAGTAACTTGTCTTTCAGCGTGGTCTTTTCCACGTGCTTTAGCAATAGCAGTGCTAAGTGTTGGATTCTCTTCAATTGCATTTTTAACGTAACGGTCTTGAAATACTTTTTCGTAAGGTTTTAAATCTTTAAGCGCTTTTTCTGTAAATAATAATAAAAAAGGATTACGATTAAAGCCAGTTACCGTTGCATCCATAACATCCATTGTCCAGTTTTGCCACTTTGAATAAAGGTAATTCCATCCTTCACCCTCTTCAAATACTTTCATATCTTTTTCTGGGCCAATATTGTATAAACGTGTTTGCACATTTGTTGTTGGCTGATAACCTTGAGTTAAATCTTCAAATCTAGCAAAATCAATCTCAGCGGATGCTTTGCTCCAAGGGTCTTTAACTATTTTTGCAACACCTTCAGCATTTGTTTCAATTGAATTTTTGGCTGCAGTAACTGCTTTAAATAATTTTTCATTGTAGTTAGTCGGACCGCCATGGAAAGTATTTCTCATATCCATTAACATATTTTCTATATGCAAAC